CTATCCGAGCTGCATACGAAACACTTGCTGAAGACAATGTCTTATACACAGGCAAAGGTACGATCAACGCAATCAATGCCGGTGCAAAAGTTAAAAAGCTATTACAGCTTTGTACCGGTGCAGTGTACGACGCAGAAGGTCATCCACAAGAAGTACATAACGACCGTTACGAGTTGGTCATCGACCTCGTTGAAGCGCGTAAGCATTCGTTAGTTGCATTCAACTGGCGTCATGAGAGGGAAGCTCTCGTTGAATTAGCAGAGTCTCGCGGCATTAAGTACGCAGTCATTGACGGTAAAACACCTGCCCACAAACGCGGTGAGGTTGTAGATCGATTGCAAGCTGGGCAATTGAAAGTTGTCTTTGCACATCCGCAGTCAGCAGGTCACGGCTTAACCATGACCAAAGCAACAACAGTCATCTGGTCCTCGCCGACATACAACGCCGAGCACTACCAACAGTTCAATCGTCGCATATACCGCGCCGGTCAGACCCAAAAGACCGAGGTCATACAGATCGCTTCCAAGGACACTTGGGAGACAGCGGTGTACGACAAATTGGAAACCAAACTGGGGAAGATGGAAGACCTCCTCCACATTCTAAACAACTTACATAAGCACGGAGATGCGAATGAGTGAATTAAATACAAGCGAACTAATCGATAAGCGATTAGCAATCAGACAAGCGTTAGCTGATCTTGCCGAGCAAGAGAAGCACCTCAAAGAGCAGCAAGAAGAGGTGGACTACCAGCTAATGCAGAAATTGGAAGCAGATGGTTTGAGCAAGTTTTCAAATGACCAAGCCACTATTTCAATAAGCGAGCAGATAGTTCCACAGGTCGAGGATTGGGATGCATTTCAAGCCCACATTCTTCAGACCGGTGAATTTGAGCTCGTACAACGCCGAGCAGCAGTCAAAGCGTATCGCGAACTCAGGGAGGCTGGGGTACAAGTTCCTGGTGTCGTTGACTTCACGAAGCGCGGATTGAATGTTCGGGCAATTTAACTTTCTTAATTCTTTATTAGGTATTTATTTATGAGTAAGTCAAATCAAGCAGTAGCACCTGTCGAGCCTGTTAATACATTGCCAGCGGTTGATGCCCTTCCAGATTTTCTGAAAGGCAAAGATGATCGAGGTAACGAAAATGTTGGCGATCAAGTGGAAATTCCACGTCTCAAGCTACTTCAGAAAATGTCAGGTGAGGTAGACAAAAATGACCCTAATCACGTAGAGGGTGCTGAACCAGGATTGTTCCTTAACAAGCTCACTAATGAGCTTTTAGAAACGATCCATGTGATCTCGATTAATTTCATGGTCGAGTTCGTTGTCTGGCGTAAACGTGAGAACGGCGGTGGCAAGCAAGGCTCTTTCTCGACTCGCCAAGAAGCTGACAAGTTTGTGGCTGACATGGGCGAAGGTATAGCTGCTCAGATGGACATTCAAGAGAACCACCAGCATTTGGTTCTGGTGTATGACGAGAATGACGGCAAGCTTCGTAGTACGCCGTTTATCATAGACATGAGCTCTACCAAGCTTAGAGTCTCTCGTAACTGGAATTCTCAGCTTCTGACAAGAGGTGGTGAGCGTTTCTCTACGATCTGGCGGTTTGCCCCTACACCAATGTCAAATGACAAAGGTTCGTGGGTTAATCTGAAAGCAGAGTACGTAGGCTTTGTGGCGAGCGAGGAAGACTATAAGCGAGCTGAAGAGCTTTACGAGTCAACCAAAGGTGGCACTATCCACTAATCTGAGAACGGCAGTACTCTGTTGAATGAACATAGCTTTGTTAAGTCTATTCATCGGGTACTGCCCTCCTCCGTCTATCGTTGGAAGATCCACGACACGTATACAGGTGGTGTACCTGATGCATTGTATGCTGGACCAAAAGGTATTGTGTTTGTAGAGTATAAGTGGGTTAAGATACCGGCTCGCCCAAAAACTTTAGTTAACTTTAATTTGTCTAAACTACAATTAAATTGGCTAAACCTATTCCACATGTACGGACAATCAGTTATTGTCGCTGTCGGAAACGATTGCGGGGTGCTAATACTTTCTAAAGGACAATGGAATAAGTCCTTTACAGCGGAGGAAGTAGAACGAGAAAGTAAGCCCAAAAAAGATTTTATCAACGGATTAATTGGACTAACCCAGGATGGCATTGGATATGGAAACGGAGGATGGGGCGACGCCCCGCGTCGTTAAACTAGAACCCAAAACTAGGACAACGCTCCAAGCAAAAGCTCTGAACTTCCGAAGGTTATGGAAGCAGCGAAAGCAAGAGCTCGACATAACCCAGAAGACTGCTGCCGAACGACTCGGAATGACTCAAGGTGCTTTTTCACAGTACCTTAACGGCCATACCGAGATGAACGAAAAAGCCGTTCTCAAGCTAGCAAAATTTCTCAATGTCCGACCAGAAGAGATTGACAGTTCATTCAAAGATAAATTAGTCCCTGCGCTAACGCCTTCGCCCGTAGACGCTGTAGAGATTACCTTTCTTTCTTCGGACGCTAAGTCCTCCATTAAGAAAAAATATCTGCCTGAAGTGTTCAAAGGACACGACGCTTCGACCATTACTTGGATTGAAGTGGATCAAGATATTAGTGTGTTGAACAACCCTGCAATATCATCGAAAGAGCAGAGATCTATCCCAAAAGGATCAGTACTAGGCTGCATCGATCTTGACGACATTCCTTACAGCTACCTTAGTTCTGCTCCGAGAATTTATTTAGAAAAAAGCTCAAAACGAAAGAGCTATAACATTTCGTTTTCGCTTTCCCCGCCGCATCACACGGCAGCGACTCTTCAGATACTGACAGTAGTATCAATCCTCTTTAGTTAGTGCTTCAAAAACGCATCGCGCCGTATCAAATTACTTACGGCTTTACGGGAAATATTATTTTACTCAAAGTCCTATTTTTGATAGTCTGGAGAACTATTAGTGAATATTAATTACTAATAGTTTATTATAAAAGTCAGGACGACAGCTCGTGGTAGACCAAGTAAATCATCCCCCACATTATCAATCTGAAGACGGAATCGAATGTATCGATGCCATTCGTGCGTCAATGTCGTCCACCGAATTTACCGGTTATCTGAAAGGTAACGCCATGAAGTATTTGTGGCGCTATACCTACAAAGGACATCCTTACCAAGACCTCGATAAATCGTCGTGGTATCTAGAGCTCTTGAAAGAAGTAGTAGCAGAAGAGACGGGAAGGACAGCAACCAAAGGTAGTCAATCATGATTCGCTGTATCGATGTTCACAAACACGAGCCGCAACCATTGAGTTTGCTGTCACTTCTTGAAGTCTGGCTAGACGGATCGGGTGACTCGCCATTCGGGAGGATTCCTATGTTATCTAGAAAAACCAAACATCACGCTCTTGAACACAAATTAAATGAACAGTATGGGCCTCTGATGGATCTTCAAGATCTCGCGAACCTGCTTCGTTTAGAAAGAAGCACGCTCTACCAACAGATGTACCAAAACCGGTTTAATATTCCCCGCATCAGAAACGGTAAGAAATATTTATTTCAGACTGCTGACGTTGCCGAATATCTGGTTGAGGGTTGTTAACCATTAAGCTTCGACACTAGGCTTGCGGCTGTAAGCTGCGTGTAGCGTAACAACTGTTTCCAATCCTTATGACCGGAGATCCTAGCCACCTCCTGGATCTGCAATCCCCGCTCGAAGAAGCGAGAGATCGCCTCATGCCGCAGATCATGAAAGTGTAAGTCCTCGATCCCCGCCTTTTCCCTGACCACCGCAAACCTGTCGGACACCGAGCTTGCCAGTTTTACATCAGTAAAGATCTTTCCTTTTCGATGCCTTGGATGCCATACGCAATTATGTGCCGTGCCTATACCCCACTCTCGCAGCACATCGAGAGCTGCCTCGCTGACCGGTATTGTTTGGTCGTTACCCTTCTTCTCTGTTGGGTGCTTTCGGTCCTTAATGAAGATCGTGCTGTTCTCGAAGTCTACGTACTCCCATTTCAGTTCACAGATCTCCGACTGCCTCATGCCGGTCTCAACTGCCAATCTGATCATTGGACCCATCCAACCTGACCGGTGCTCCTCTGCTATTTCGAGCAGTGAGATCAGCTCATGGGGAGCCACCCTGCGGTCCCTGTGCTTACTACCTCCCACCAAACCTATCTTTGAGAGGGCTGACAACGCGTCTCTCGCGGCGTTTGACGGCAGATCCACACCCCACAGTGTACGTGCGTGCTCGATAGTCTGAGCGAGATACGTGAGCTGCTGGTTCAATGTCGAAGCCGCAATTGGCGCTCGACCCTTGTACCCTGCCCGTCGTTTCTCTGCATATTGGAATATGTGCTCTGGAGTGAGCGAGCTGATAGGGACATCTGTGAAATGTTCAGCAGTGAGCTTGATGGTGGACATCTTAGATCGAGCGAAGGGTCGGTGTGGATGCACCTCCGCGATATATCTGTCCAGGAGCATATCTACAGTCCACTCACTGGCCGCGATCTCATGTGCCATGGGTGACATGAGCTCTGCCTTCTTCTGAATGCGCCATGCCTCTGCTGCTGGTTTGGTAGGTAACGTCTTGTAGTACCGCTTGCCCTTGTGGCTGACGGTCACAGACCAGTTTTTACCGCGCTTTCTGACTGCCATACGTGGCTCCTCAAGCAATAAGCGTCAAGGGCCAAGTAGCCTGACGCACACTCCGTTAGAACCAGTATGCATTGCGTCAGATTTACGTCAACTCAAAATAAAAACCGGCGAAATCAAGGGTTTAAAAATTGGCGGAGAAGGAGGGATTTTCTCCCCCAACTTCTTCATTTTGTTCTATTAAGTTCCCAATACTTCTATATTTTTTGGGCGCTATTTCTATTTATCTCGTTTTGTTTCACGTTCGATTTGCGTCAAACGTGCGTCAAAGCGTTGCAACTAAAAAGGGGCTAGTAGAACCCTCGACTTTTAATTAGTAGAACCCTCAGTCACATGCACTACATATGGATCACAGTGTGTACCAAAATACGGGTGCAAATACCACGTCCACGTCTTCTGGGGATCACCACCAATCTCTTTATATCTACAGATACGGTGATGTCCTAACTGAGTATGGCTACCGACTTTCCAAGTGTATACGTACGAATCCATTACTAGGTAAAGATACAGGGTTACCACATACCTGCTGTAATCGAGGGCATCATCATCATGATGACCAGGAAACAGATGGTGCTTACAACAAACATCCCTGCCTCTTTCTCACTCATGCCCTGTACTCGTGACCGAAAAGATTTCCCTAACTTCTTAATCATTTCGGAGTACTCCCACGTCGCGGTTTCTTCACTTTGCCACCAGCTTTGGTTGGCTTTGCATTCAACTTACATTTCTTACCCTTATGCATGGTCACCTCACTTGTCCTAAAAACCAGATCACAAACCAAAGAAAGCCCATAAAACAAACCCACCCCAACAAAACGGTTCCAGCAATGCCGAGGTTCTTTCGGAATTCAGCACGCCGTTTTTTTATGCGTCTTACTTCTCTCTCATGAGCTATCCGAGCGTCTTCCATGCGTTTTTTAATCGACGTGTATAAGTCGAATTGTCCCTGCATCATGCAGATGTCTTTTAACTGTTGGTCAAAATTATTCAGTTGGCGCTTTGCTGACTCCATCGCAATCGCATCTTTATAAGAAAGTGCTCCCGCTCTCTTTTGTTCGACCTCGCGGTACTGCTCATCCGCTGAAGCCCAACGGCCTACTAGAGCTTGCAGAGAATTAGCGTTTTGAGCTCCCTGTTTTAAAGTGGCGATTCCATCGTTCAACGCCTTTAATGCCGAGATTACGGCTGCAACTTCTCCTATCAATTATCTTCCCAAGTTATGGCATTTATTTCTGTTTCGTTCGTAGCATTAACAATCTGTTCACGGAGCTGCCGAGCTTTTACATGGCAACCATCTACGTGCGCTGCTAAAGACAAACCAACCTGCTTTATCTCTGTAGCAGTGAACGTGCGTGATGTGTTGTCGGACAAGGTCCAATCGACCGTTTGTTGAGGATCAATCTGAGCTCTTAACACTGCTCCCGTTAACCTCTGCTGAGAGACTTCATCGCACTGAAACGTGTAACTGTTCCATGTAAATGTGCTGAACTCTTCCGCATCGCGTGCCTTCTTCATTTCGGCCCACTTGTCGTCTTTTTTATCTTCGAGATCGCGAGGATCAGTCCACTCACCCGCCACTCCATCCCAGACGGTGTAGGGCATGACCGGTAATATCAGTTTATCGGTAAGGCTAATCGACCCCATGTCATGGTCGTACCTGTACATGTAGTCCGAGGACATCAAATCAAAAGGGATCTCGGCAACCTGCACCCAGATTTCTTCCTCTGGGAAATTGGCATCCTCTTCGGATATCTCCATGCAGCTATTGATATGGCCGCTTTCATCAACTCGAATATATGCGTTCATCGTTTTGCCGCCATGACAATAATCTTCCCTAAGAAAGTATTATTTGATTTTGTGGATGAACCCGATGGGTTGGCCGTGCAGCTCACACGTAAACTGATCGTTTGGCTGTAACCGTTGCTCACTAAGAACGACCCGAAAGTAGCAAGGCTGAGACCATAGTCGGTGTAAGACACGCCAATGGTGTTGTGTTGTGTAGAGCCTGAATAAATGTGGGCTCTCAAATTAGTGACTGTGTTGTTGCCAGGATAAGCAGAGATTACCCCCATAACTACTATTCGACAGCTTTGGTTTGATGGTAGGCCACTAATGCTTATCGGCACTCCAACTACTTGCGTAGCACTTCCAGTTAAGGTGACGTTGTAAACTGTCCCTTGTGCAAACCGTGGGACGATGACTGCTTCTTGGTCTAGGATCAGAGTCGTAATTTGTGCCAAGCCAATATCGGCAGTTGTGATTGTCGCGTCTTCGATATTTGCAGTTGTGATTGTTGCGAGTGCAATCTTAGCGCCGGTAATTGCGAAGTTATCTATCTTCGCGGTCTCAACTGCTAAGTCGGCAATCTGCGCACTGTCAACTGCCAAGTTGCCTATCTGTGCGTTAGCAATAGTGCCATTGGCAATCATCGCGCTGTGGATGTAAGTTCCTGCTGGTACGGTCACCCCGTTCTGGGTTGTTGGTGAAGTCACCACTACGAACGGTACGGTTGAATTAGACGTGCTCGGAGCCCCCGAAGGGACAATCGCGAACTTGTCGGCAGCTACATAAAATCTGCTTTGTTGTGGGCTACCACCACTTGCCAAACCGAAGCCAGCTACGTTGCCATTAACATCAACCTTGACCGAGTACTCTGCATTAAGATCCGCAATGTCGCCCGAAAGGTTGGCATTCGTTAATGCTTGCTGTTGGAACGAGGCGGTGTGACCACCGACAGTTGAATTGAGAGTATTGGTAAGAGCCGCGTTGTTTGATATGTCTTGGCCGTGCTGGCTTGTCGTCGCTTGTAGATTGGTAATAGCAGTTGAGCTCGCAGAAAGCCCAGTGGCGGGGTCGTTAACTTGGGTTTGCAATGCTGATATATCTTGACCTTGAGAACTAATAGTTGCCCCGTTGGTTGTGACACTGCTCGATAAGCCACTCAATGCTGTTGATTGAGCGGCCAAACCCGTATTTGGATCATTAACTGTATTTTTTAGCAGTGTGATATCCGAGCTGTTTGCACCGACCGTAGTTCCAAGGTTAGTGACATTCGTTTGTACGCCCTGGAGCACATTTGAGGTTGCAGCTAGACCAGTGTTTGGATCATTAAGAGTGTTATTGAGAGCCGAAATTTGTGACGTGTGATTACCGGTGACTGTCGTCAAATTTGACACATCGTTTGTGACTGTGCCGATAGTAGATTGCAATGTATTAACGTCATACATTATCGAACCAACGGCGGGATTCCCTGTTGAACCGCTGCCGTACAACTGAGTCACAATAACCTGAATGAGGTCGATCTCGGTTTTAAGAGATTGCGCAAACTCATCTTCGGTTATCGCGTCAGTCAGCAGCTCCAGCATAAAATTTACATCGGTGGCTGTTTGTGCAAACGTACCCGTGTTGCTGTTGAACGGGCCAGCTATC